CCAAAGCACCGGCCTGCAGTGAGGCTGCGGCGTACAGCCGAGCCATACCGCGTGCCGACGGCACACCGCACACACCGTCGGCTCTTTGGTCGTAAAGCGGCTGATTACGTTGCTCAAAACACAATCTCGTCGTTGATCGGCGGCGGCTGAAACGCTTCCGCGCGCGAGTGAATTTTCCACGTCTGATAGAAGCGATCGATCTCGACGCGCGAGCCGTCGGCGCGGATCAACCGCCGCTCGTCCACGTTCCAGAATTTGCCGTTGCGCGCGACGCTGATCTCATACGGACGATCAAGCTCGTCCTTCCGAAGCAGTGCCTCGTCCACGCTGATCGGCACAGGCGCGTCACCGCCGAAGGCAAACCAGAAACGTTCAGCAAACGTCCGCGCCTGACCGCGGTGCTCGAAAGCGACGTAGTCGGAATAGACCGACAAACCGGACAGGTACTCGACACACATCGTCGGCGGCGCTTCGGCGTCGTTCCATTTCGCATGCTTGCGCATATGCACGTTCATGACCGGCAGCCACGCCGCTTGACCCGAAAGGATTGGCATTGCGCCCGCGCTCGTCGCATGCCTGGCGACCGGCTTCGGCTGCGGAAATGCGTAGCCGCAGGCGACGCAAGCCTTGACCGCAAGCGGATTTAGCTCGTCGCACTCGGGACACGGCTTGGCGAGCACGCTGCCGACCTTCACACCGGCTTCGTTTTTTCCGTTCTTTGCAGAAACACTAACGCGATCGACTGGACCATGTCGGTAAACGTTCTGCGCGAAATCTAGGATCAAGCAGTCGCGCTTGCCTTCGGCCTTGCGCGTGCCACGGCCGACCATCTGCACGTATAGGCCGGTCGACAGCGTCGGCCGCAGCATGGCGAGCAGATCAACCTGCGGAACGTCAAAGCCAGTCGTAAACACCATGGCGTTGACGAGGCAATCGATGCGTCCATCACGGAAATCAGCAACAATCCGTTCGCGCTCGGCTTGCGACGTCTCGCCGAACACGGCTTCGCAAGACACGCCGCGCTGGCGCAGCGCGTCGCGCACATGCATGGCGTGCGAGATACCGCAACAGAAGACCAGCCAACATTTTCGGTCGGCACCGAACGACACGATCTCGTCGCACGCGGCGTCAACAGTAGCTTCCTGATCGGCTGCGGCTTCAAGCTCGCCGGCGATGAATTCACCGCCGCGTCGGCCGACATCTCGCACGTCGATCTTCGTCAGCATTGCTTTGCTGGAAAGCGGTGAAAGCCAGCCATCGGCAATGCCGCGATCGATGCCGTAATCGAACACGACTTCGTCGAAAATCTTATTGTCACCCTCGGTAAGATGGCCGCTGTCAAGGCGGTATGGCGTTGCAGAGAAGCCGCAAACCGACAAGCTCTCATATGTTTCGCGCAGCGCGTTCAGCGTGGCGCGATACATGCCGTCGCCGTCATGCGGCACCAAATGGCACTCATCGATTAGAACAAGATTGCGCCGGCCGAGACGTTCAGGCGAACGGAATACCGATTGGATTGAAGCGAAAATGATTTGCTGATCCCACTCACGACGGCCGAGCGCGGCACAGTTGATGCCGAGCGGCGCTTCCGGCCAGAGCGCGAGCAAGTGTTTGACGTTCTGTTCGATCAACTCTTGAACGTGCACCAGCATGAGCACGCGGACGTGCGGATATTTTTCGATCGCGTCGCGGATCAGCCAAGCGATCAGTAGTGACTTGCCGGTGGCCGTAGCCAAAGAGAGAAGCGGATTGCCGCTTCTCTCCTCCCAATAGGTGCCAAGCGCATCGAGCGCTTGGCTTTGATATGGCCGCAAGTCGAACATTATGCGGCCTGTTTCGCGGCTGCTTTTGCCGCAGCGGCTGCGGCTTCTTCTTTGGCCTTTTTAGCTTTGTGTTCTTCGATTTCTGCACTGCTTGGCCAGCGGCCGATTTCGTAACGCTTCGGCCGCCAGTACATGGCGCGAGCGCACAACTGCTCGTCGTTCTCATCCGGATAATGCGGTCGCAGCAGCGCGATGCATTCGTCCAGTTCAGCCGTCAGGGTTCTCAGAACATCGATCATTTTGAGCCCTCCACTCACTGTGCCCAAGGCGGCTTGCCAGCCGGACCAGAACGCGCGGCCGGCTTCGCAGCTGCCGGCTGCGGCTTCGGCGCCGCTGCTTGGGGCTTTTCTGCCGGTGCGGCCTGCGGTGGCGCGTCGAGCGGCGCAATCCGCTTGACGCAATTTTTGTCGTCGTACTGTCCCGTCTTGTCCTTCTCTACGCCGATCTTGATTCGTGCCGGCTTGAACAGAAGGACATCGACGTCCTTGACGTGCTCGTTCACGCCGAGCGCGCTACACAGATCTTTGAACGTTTTGCGTCCGATGGTCTGTGCGATTTCGCTACTATGAACGAAGGTAATCCGCTGCCAGACTTGGCGGCCTTCGTACGGACCGTCGATGATCTTCCACGTCAATGCAACGTAGTAGCCATCGCCGTTCTTTGGCGACAACACCCCCGCCTCAACGATCTCGGCGGTGTACTCACCGTTAGGGATCAGCTCCCAAGAGTTTCCTTCTTGGGAACCCGGATCAAACGCTTCTGGCAATTGTGTTGCCATAATACCTAGTCTCCTATGTTAGTTAGTTGGGTTGCCGCCGCGAAGGCCGCCGGCGGCTGCGGGAAATACGAGGCGAGCGCCTCGTAACTGAAATCTTTGTTGATGGGCATTTTCGCCAGAAGGCCGTAGCGGTTCTTTGCTACAAACGAAGGCCGAGCCTCCCAATGTACCCAGCGCTGCGAACCACCATCAGCGCGTGCGCGCTTCTTGCCGAAGCCGGCATCGTCTTCCTTCACATGCAGGTCACCCGCGAGAAAGCCGATCGCATCGCACCAATCTTGAACGAGGCCGCGGGCGCGTTTGTGCAAACGTAGCTGATAGGACGTGTAAGACGTTGCGCGCGGGTCGTTGATTGTCTCGATCGCGCTGTGGGCCAGCAGCACGATCGCCATGCCGCGCTCGCGGCGCAGGTATTCGAGGCCGTTTAGGAGGTCGAGCCACCAATTGTCGGCAGCGACGTAGCCTTTTCCGAAGCCGGGCGTCTCGATCGACGCCCAGCCTTGCGAGCCGCAGAGATCGCGCCACACGAGACCTTCGAGCGCATCAAGCGCGTCGATCACGACGGTACGGAATTCATGCGGCTCGGAAGCGAGCGCGGTCAGCGCCGCGCGCACGTCCGAGTATCCGGAAAGCAGGCCGAACGTGTCGACCTCGATCCCGCTCGGAATGCCGTCTTCCGTCTGCAGGAAGACCGGCGCGGGGAACCGAGACGCCAGCGTCGTCTTGCCGACGCCTTCGCAGCCGTGGATCAGAAGCCGCGGCGAGAGCGAGGCCGTGGTGCGGAAGATTTTCATGACACGTGCACCTCCGCGGCGCCGGCCACGATCGTGCGCCGCGCACTGGCCTCGGCCCCCGCCACCGGTTTTGCGATTTCCCGTCCGCCGCCGTCAGAAGGCGGAGACGGATCGCTGTTGACCGCCGAGCGGACGCACGCCCGTTTCCGGGTCAGCAATCCGATTTCGGTGACGATCTGGTCCTTCTGCTCGCCGTCGAAGGTCAAGGGTGTCGTGACCTTGCGCCACGCTTCCGCTACGGCCTTGGCGTCTTTGATCGATTCGAGGATGTTCTTGTGAACCTCGCGAGCGTGCTCTACGTCATCGACGACGGCGGTCTCGACGGCGACCTCGCCCTGCTCGTCCCGCTCCTCATCGTCGAGCGCGGTAATGATCCCCTGCATCAGGTCGGCGAGGCGGCGGAGGCGGGTTACCCCCTCATCGCTCCCGCGTGCGTGCATCGCCAACGCGTCGAGATTGACCCCTTTGAGCTTCGTCTCGCAGAAAAGCAGTTGGTTGAGCCCGGCGGCGGCTGCGCGGGATGCCTCAAGGCCGAAGATGCCGACGGCGACGCCGCCCTTGTCCTCGACCTGCTCACCGGCGTCGTTGTCGGCATGATCTTCGGCGGCGTCGTCCTCGTACCGCCCCTTGGCCGTTTCGATCGGCATCTCGACGGTGCCGGAGACCGCGGGTTGCTGCTCATCCAGATAGGCGCGCACCTCCTCGGGTGTGCTACAGCACCAGCCATCGCGCCCTTTTCTAATTTCAAAACTCGAGGACCGGCCCCTCGGCTTGCGCACCTTGAGTGTGAATCCTTTGGCGGCCGCTTCGTCGGCCAGCGCTTTGTTTTCAGGAAGCAGGTGGACGGGGATGCGCTTCGCCGGCTGCTTGCGGCCCTTAGTGTCGGTTCTCGTGTCCAATTTGGACACGTCGCCGGTCTCCTCTCCCTTCTTTCGCCGCGCCCCGACAGTCGTGGGAGTCGACTTGGTCTTTTTGGCAATCTGTCGGTCGGACTCTTCCGGATGAAGCTTCAGCAGTGCATCGATCGCGGCACGCTTCTGCTCGCCGCTCAAGTGCCTGCGATGCAAATTCAGACTGGCGACGAGGTTGCCGATTTCCCAGGCAGAGAAGCCGCGAGCGGTCTGCGCGTTCCCGCCCGGCACACCACAGACGCCAGGAATGTTGAGGCGCAGAGAAGTCTGCTTATGCTCTTCGCGGTAAACGCGCTCGAAACTATACTGGATGCCGACTTCATCCATTGACATCAGACGCGACCGACCGTCGATCAAAGAGAAGGTGTCGCCTTCGGCGTGAAAAACGATCGGCTGGCGCAAGCAGCCGGCCTTGATGTCGTTTCCGAGCGCTATCCGTTCCGCGCGCGACATTTCCGGCATGGCGGCGCAAGCTGGATGCACATGCTCGCGCCAATTAAACGGCTCTTGCGCGCCGGCGGCCTCTTCGTTATCTGACATTTGCGAACCTTCTTTCTGTGTGTGCTGCGGTTGGTTGTGGCGACCTTGCCGCGGCGGTTGACGGACAAACGGGCGGGCCTTCGGGCCCGACCCAACTCCCCTCCCAAAAATCCTTATGTTGTGGATTGTGCCGCCTCGGCCGCGAGTGCCCTGCGCTGGCGGCGGACCGAAGCAGGCTCGGGCGTGCGCAGGCAGGTCTGCAAGTATTCTTTGATGAAGCGCGGCGTGTAGCGGACCAGCCGGCCATCTTTGTAGTAACGCGGCCCACGCCCTTGCGAGCGCAAGGTCGCCAAGGTGGCGGGCTTGATTCCGAGGAGCGGGGCTGCTTCCTCGTCCGTCAGTAGACGGTCGTCCTGATCTTCAAGCATTATCGGCTCCGATGCTACATCGAAGCCGCCAGCGCTCGCCGGAAGGGCCTCGATCTGTGTCGAGGCTTCTCGGAAATTTTCTTAGCTACTTACAAGTGGGGGGCAAAAAATAAAAAGTATCTAGTAGTCGCCGCGGGCGTAGCGCGCGCGAGCTTTGATCTCCTCATGGAGAATCTTCCGCACGCCGCTGCTTGTCAGCGATTTTGGCAGCAGCAAGTCGGTAATTGCCTTAAAAATCCTGTTGCCGGGTCCGCTATCGGAATTCGACAGTTCGACATCGGCCCGTTGCATTGCCCAGATGAGATCAAAGTAAAGCTTCTGTTGGCGGCGCCGTTTGGCACTGGAATAGCGCGCATTGGCCAACACGCCGCGCGCATAATTCCGCAGTTCGAACAGCGCAGGCACGTTAATCTGGTCAAGACATGGTGGACGATGGTGGCCGGGAAGTTGCTCAGCCGGCGTGTTTTCTAAATCATCGATGGCGCGCGTCAAAATATCCAAGCCACGCAGCTGATCACAAATTGCTGTAAAGGGCTCGCTCACCTCGGCGGTCTGTAGATACGTGGCGGCGGCAGCGGCCACTTCCGCTTGGAAACGTACTCGATCCGCGTCGGGCGGTAGCTCAACATAGATCTTCCCCGGCCAAAAGCTTTCAGGCGGCGGCCACTTCATCGCCGCCCCCGCCGCTTGGGCAGCTTCACTACCGTGCCTGTCGGCGGCGCCGATGTCATGCCGGCCAGGGCCGCGCCCACCACCTCATTAGCCGCTGCAGCATCATCCGCGGCAAGGTGGCCATATCGCTCGGTAGTGCTGGCTCGCTTATGGCCGAGGAGCTTGCCGACCATCGCCAGTGGCACGCCGGCGGCGAGCGCTGCACTGGCAAAAGAGTGCCGCAGATCGTGAAGCCGGACATCCCTGAGACCGCAGCGAGTCCTTACGACGCTCCAGGCGCTGTTGAGGAACGCCGCGCCACCGCCGACGACATGGAGGCCGTCGCGCGGAAGAGAGTGCAGCACCTCGACGGCGGCGGCGTTGAGGTGGATCGTACGCGGGGCGTTGGTCTTACTGTCTGCCAACCGAATGAGGCTGCGGGACCAATCCACATCGCTCCACCGCGCAGCCCGGATTTCGCTGCGCCTTGCCCCCGTGTACAAGGCCAGCTTGAGGCCAGCGCCGGCCCGTAGGCTGATGGCCTTGTCGGCCACAGCCTTGTCGATGGCTTCGACCGCCGTGGCGAACTCGCGCGGGCTGAGAAAGCGCTCGACTACGCGCTCCCGATAGCGGACGATCTCCCTGCACGGGTTGTCGCCGCGCAGGCCGGCCTTAACAGCATGCAACAGCATCGTGCCGAGGACGTTGATGGCGCAGTTGGCCTGTCGCGGCGTCGCCTTCAATTTCACGTGCAGAACCTCAACGTCATCCTGCCGCAGCTCAGCTACAGTGCGATGTCCCAGCGCCGGCAAAATGTGATTCCGCAGGAGAGCGTCGTACTCTCGCGCAGTCTTCGGTTTCCGCTTCAGTCGAACGTGCTCGATCCACTTCTCGGCATAGTCCGCAATGGTGACACCGTTGGCGGCCGCGGCGCGCTGGCGGGCTCGACGTTCGAGCACAGGGTCGCGACCGTTCCGGATGTCAGCGATCGCCAGCCGGGCCAACTCCCGTGCCTCTGTGGTCCTCGTCTCTGGCCAGCGGCCGATCGTGACGCGCATCTTACGGCCGCCCGATCGCACCACGACGAGGTGGATCACGACGCCAGCAGGCGTGCGTCGCAAGACATAGCCGCTCACCAATGTATCGAAGAGAAATTCGTCGCGGTCGGCGTGCTTCGCCTGCAGGGCGGCGGCGGCGGCCTCGGTGATGCGCGTGGTCATGACGGACTCTCGACGGGTTCCCGGGGGTCCGTTTCTCATACATCCTTATCGATGTCGAGCGAAAACGATCTAAATTGGTATAGCGATCACAGGCAAAATAAAGCGCCAATCAACAGCACCGACCTGCCGGATACAATACGCCTACGGTTACGGTTACTGAAGCTGCCACGACTGTAGTTGCGCCTGGTAGCACGTTCTTGATGACATGCGCCGCGCCCCAAAGGGCGCGGCGTTTTAGTTTGCCCGTTCAGCTGAAGCGGCCGCGGTCGTGCGGCATCGTGAAGTCGATCAGCGGTCCGATCGGCACAATTCCGGTCGGATTGATGCTGCGATGGCTGCCGTAATAGTGACGCTTGATGTGGTCGAGGCTTACCGTCTCGGCAACGCCGGGGACCTGATAAAGGTCGCGCAGGTAGTTCCACAGATTGGGATAGTCGATGATGCGCCACACGTTGCATTTGAAGTGGCTGTAATAGACCGCGTCGAAACGCACCAGCGTGGTGAACAACCGCCAATCGGCTTCAGTGATCTGCCGGCCGACGAGACAACGCTGGCGCGAAAGCCGAACCTCGAGCTCATCGAGCGTGGCAAAGAGAGCGTGTGCGGCTACTTCGTACGCGGCCTGCGTGCCGGCGAAGCTGGCGCGGTAGACGCCGTTGTTGATGTTCGCATAGACGGTCGCGTTGATGCGGTCGATCTCCGCGTGCAGCAGGGCGGGATAGTAGTCGGTATGCACGT